TAAGAATATAAGTAAAGGTAAAATGTCTGCTGCTTATTGGGCAAATAAAGTAAAGTGGTAGACAACTAAATAAAATATCTGTTATCATAAGGTTGCCGTAATAAAAAGAAGACGCTTACGCCTCACTACCTTTTCATACCGCAAATTTTTTTTAGCTAACGATGTATGCGATTGGCTAGTTTTATATTTACACGTTAAACATTTAAACCTTAAAGGAGGTTACTATGGCTGGAGTAAACGGCTTACGTGGGACTGGACAATTCGCTTCGGATTTCAGACCTACAAACTATAGGGAACTCTACACACTATTAGAGCCTAATGGAACTGCACCGCTTAACGCATTGCTTTCTATGGGATCTTCTCAGTCTACTGATGACCCTAAATACAATAACTTTCGTGACGAATTACCTGATCGAAAATTAAAAGTAAATGGTGCTTTGAATGCATCAGCGACTACAATACAATTAGATACTGGCGATGCTGGTGTACCTTTTGTTGTTGCAGGATCAATCATTGTTAACTCAGCAACGGGTGAAGTAATGAGAGCTACTGCTGCTGGTGATACAACTAACCACAGAGTAACTGTTGCAAGACAAATTGGTGGTGGATCACTAACTATTGCAGATGATTCAGAATTATTTATTGCTGGATACTCTGCGACAGAGGGTGACACTGCACCAGACGCAATCTCTTTTGACCCGACTGTGGCGTTCAACTACTGTCAAATCTTTAGAACTGCGTTTGAAGTATCAAACACTTTGAAAGCTACTTACAGAAGAACTGGCGATGCTGAAGATGAGTACATGACTAAAGCACTTAAGATGCACATGTCCGATATCGAAAGAGCTATGTTCTTTGGTAAGAAAGTAGAAGAAAGTGGATCAACTGCTCAACCTAGAAGATACACAGGTGGCTTGATGAACGAACTAACTAACGTGTTAGATCAAGCATCAAACTCATCTGCTAGTGTTCTAAGTGAAACAGGTTTTGATACTTTATTATCAGACACTGTATTTGCATTTGGAAGCAAACAAAAGATTGCTTTCTGTGGAACTACTTGTGCTAACTTATTACAACAAATTGGTAAAGCTAGATGGCAACCAACTGTTGTAAGCGGTACATACGGAATTAACTTCACTAAGTATTCTACTTATGCTGGAGACTTGTTGGTGCATGTTCACCCTCAGTTCCGTCAAATCCCAGGTATGGCTAATGATATGGTAATCATTGACTTCCCATTCCTAAAGTATCGTTTCTTAGATGGTAGAGATACTACTCTGTTACAAAACAGACAGACTGCCGATAAGGATGCTGCGAAGCACGAATACTTAACTGAGTGTGGTCTTGAGTTAATGCAAGACAAAGTACACACAGTTATCAAAAACTGGAATAGCCTATCCTAATAGGACGACTATCTTAGTTATTTTACTTAATTGTAACTCAGAGGCTACATGCCTCTGAGTTTTTTATTTAAGGAGATAATATGTCTACACCAATTAAAGGGATGGCTACTACAAAAGCCAATATAGCTAAAGCAACAGTTAAAGCAGATTTAAAAGAATACAAAGAAATCAAACAACCTGCTAAAGAAAAATTTGTAACATACGTAACTACTGAGCCTGCAGAAAAATTATTTGATATTCGTATTGGATGGCAATATCAAGATGAAGTCATAAGAGGATTAAGATTTAGAGATTCAGGCAACATTGTGTTTGAAGTTCCTGAGAAGTATGTTGAAAGATTTGAAAGACAAGACAGGGTAAAGCATGGAGGAGTAGTTAAACTAAATGGCTAATTCCTATACAGATAATAAAGGTAATAATTCTACTACAAACATTAATAATACTAAAAGTGGTTTACCTAGATCACAAGAAGTACCTGTTAATAAACATCTAACAACTGATGGTGACTTACATCTAAATAAAAATCACGTATCAAATTCTAATCCACACATTAAAGATGTCTATTCACCATTACAAAAATTAGCAATGTCAGCATTAAGACGATATGGAGAGTTTAATCCTGAGTCTGTTGATGGCAATGTTATGTTAATGTTTATAGAGTTTGCTAACGAAGTTATAGAAGACGTTCGTATGCATCCCTACTTCTCTGATACATATGAAATAGAATACTACACTCATGTAAGTGACTCACGATCAATCCCTGATACTATTATTATACATGGATTATTATTTAAGTATGCCACACAACAAGCATCTGACAAGGTGAAGATATATGGACCACTATATTATGAGTTTATGAATAAGATTCTGTACAAAGAATATGCAAGAAACTCTAAAATACAAATGATTGTATATGATGGCGGAAGTAATAAAGGATATCTTAATGGCACAAAGGTTGATCCTTTTACAGGTAATGAAACATCAGACACTGACGCAACATCTGTTACTGCTAAAACAGGTGTACCTACTGAATAATGTCAATCCTCTCTCCTTCAGGAGTAAACACTAAAGGCTTCACCTATACTGACTTCATGGGTGTTGATTCATCTCGTGATAAATCATCATTAGATACAGGTGAGAAGCAACATCTTCTAGCTTTAGAAGACGGATTTTGTGACTGGCGTGGAGCCATCGTGCGAAACGCAGGTGTTAAGATACATAAGAATATAGATAAAGCTATTGATCATGTACGTTTCTATTCAAGAAACAATGTTTGTTTTGTACAACAAGATGGTGGTGGATTAAGTTTAAACTCTGATCAAGATCACTTAGTACAAGAAGCATTTACAACAGGATCAGTTGTTACATCTACAGTCTTTAACCAAAAAGTATTTATGGTTTCTAAGGATCAATCATCGTACGTATACAATGGTAGTAGTTGGAATAAATTACAATCACTTGATCATCTTAAACCAGCTTATTGTACATCTGTTGGTAGAAGATTAGCTGTTGCAGGTATTACAGGTAAATCTACAGAGATACATTTCTCTCGTGTTGATGATGAAAACTTCTTTACTGAGCAAGAGGAAGCAGGAGAAACATCAGTTACTCGTGGTGCATTCTTAGATATAAAAAACTTCATAGGTACAGCAGACGAGATAAAAGGATTAGGTGTATTAGAAAATAATAAGCTTTGTATCTTTACCAATGACCAAGTAATCATCTTTAACATTGAGCCTAACTTTGAAAACTGGATACTAGAAGATAAGGTATCTGTACAAACAGGAACAATATCACATAACTCTATTGTACGTTATGGTACAGACTTAATCTATTGCGGTAGAGATGGTATACATTCTGTCAAACGATCAATGGAAAATGGTGTAACAATTTTCAGTGAATCATTATCATCTAAAGTAGACATCAAATACAGAGAGTTACTTGCAGCCTGTCCAAATTTAGAGAAAGTATGTAGCACCTATGATGCTGATGAGGGTCATATACATTTCTTCTTTCCTAAATCATCACCAAAATTATCAGAGAAATTAACATATGCTCTTAATCCTGTAGGTGGTGATTCTAAATGGTCAACTGGTGAACATCTTAATTCACGATGTGGTGACTTCTTAGGTGGAGAATTAATATTAGGTACTTCTGGTGGTTTATTTAAAACACAAAACATAGAAGAAACATCAGACTTCCCTCCTACAATGATAGCTACTACACCTATACTATGGCACGGATCGCTTAACTCTACAAAGGAAAGTACATCATTCATATTACATGCACATGGTTTTGGTGAACTATTGATAGAATGTTTCAATGATAAAGGTCAGCAAATAGATAGTATCAATCTTACTATTGATGATACTGGGGACGACAATAACTTCCCTGATGTGCCATTAACTAGACAATATGAAAGACAATTTCTTCATCGTTACAAGGGTGTACAGTTTAAGTTTACCAGTAGCGGATCAGGAATACTTCGTATTATGGGATTAGCAATTAACGTGAGAGATTAAAATATATGGCAAGATTAAGACAACAGTACCCTTCTAACTATTCATCATCTTCTAATATCAATACTGAATTAGAAAACATTATACGTTATGTTAATGCTGCAGAATTAGGGGATAAAACATTATCAGAATTATTAGGTCAACTATTCAACTCTTCAGGGGAATGGACTGGACCAGTTGAGTTTAAGTTTGATTCAACAAACGGATTACAATACAGAGTAGGAACATACACATCTACAATAGATGGGTGGATTACTATTGCTGCTGCCGCAGATATTAAAGGTACTGCTGGAGATTCATCAGCTACTGTTGGTCAATCAATCTTTTATGATCGTTCAGACTTAACAGCGACTTCTGGTCAAACAGTATTTACTTATGCTAACGCATCAACTGATGTTTTAATTATTTATAAAAATGGATTACTACAACCAACATCTGCATACACAGTATCAGCAGCCAATAACAATGTTACCTTTGGATCAGGTTTAACTAATGGAGATAAAGTCACTATCTATAAAATACGTACAGACTCAATCTCTAACTTTAATCGTACAGACTATGCTATCACATCAACTCAAACACAAATAGCTTATACTCATACAGCAACAGATACCTTCTTAGTTTATAAGAATGGTGTACTAATGCGTACTGGTGGATCAAATGACTATACATCATCTGATGCTAACAACTCTATTACCTTTACAAGTAACCTTGTTAACAATGATGTTGTCTCTGTTTTAAAAGTAGAGGATACATCAACGGCTACTCTTACAGGGTTAATGACTACCTCTGAGTATACAGATATTTCAACAGGATTAATTGATTTTACTAAACTAAGTATTGCCGATAATGAAATACCACAAGCAAAGGTAGCATCCTTAGCAACAGGATTAGCAGCTAAAGCAAAACTTACTGTATCTTCCTCTACACCATCTGCACCAGCTGCAGGTGACTTATGGTTAGATACATCACAAACACCTAACCAATTAAAATTTTATAATGGTACAACCTTTATCTCTACTAACCCTACATCTAGCATACCAACATTTACTTCTTCTAATGCTTCACAAGTATTAAAAGTAAATGGTACAGGTACAGCGTTAGAGTATGGTAGTGTAGATGTAACATCACTTGTACCTAAAACATTTATGGGTGCAGCTTCAGGTGTTGCTTCATTAGATTCAGCAGCTAAAATTCCTACAGCACAATTACCACCTTTATTTGCAACACATACATTTCCTTTATTTCAAGGATCAGTATCCAATGCAACCTTCTTAATCAAAAGATTATGGAAAGAGAATGTAAGAATAGATGGATTAACTGCAATCGTTTCAACTGGTACATGCACAATACAACTAGCTGTTGATGGTACTGTTATAGGAACATCACAAGCTATATCTGCTACAAAAGCAGATGTAACATTTGGATCACCTATATCTATTGATGCAACATCAGCATCAAAAAGGCTTCAGGTTATCGTAACCAATGACTCTTCATCAGCAAACCTAGAAGTAGGAGTAGCAGCAGTATCCACTATTAGCACAAGTTAACATGGCTTTTTCAACAAGCTATTTTGGTAAAGGTAATGACAAAGGTAAAGGCTTTGCCTCATCTTATAATACTACACCATCTCCATCTCCTAATGCACCAGATGTTTCGGGATATAATG